TGTTGCCCTAACGACAACCTCTGTAAGATTGCAGAACTGATACGGTCTAAGTATGATCTCGCTGCAAGGATTAGTTCCAAACTCATAGTTCGGATCACGTCTGCCATACTTCTCAGCTTGTTTCTTAGATGCTTCACGATTAAATATACCTCTCTCACCTGATTTACTTTCTACCAACGCAGTCCACTCACGCATGAATGTTTCTATGTCGGGCTTCTCTGTGTAGCATACAGAGTTATTAGCCAGTGCTCTGTGTGCTGCTGTTTCCCACCACTGCCCTGACTTAGCATGACGCATACGGTCATCACTAAGGTTAGACAGAGAGATCATAGCACTACGTCTGACACCACCTACTACAACTATCTGACCTATGAAACACATTAAGTCGTGGCATTCCATAGAAGATAGCTTACGTCCTTGCGCCAACTTGAATGTCGTAACTGTGAAGTTAAACAACTCAACAAGAGGTGCAGGACCACTGGCTCTACCCCCAAAGGTTTTTAGTCTAGCACCTGCAGGACGTACACGTGACACATCCCACTTAGGTATCTCACCTGCCCACAGCAATGCTAGTAGTTGTCTGTATGCTTTAGCCCAACCTTCCTTGCTGTCCTTAACAACAATCAAAGTTTCACTATCAAACAACTCAGGTACTTCAGGTAGCTTCTGTATGAACTGACGCTCTACTGAGAAGCCTACGCCTGTACCACACAACAAGATAAACATAGCTTCATCGAATGACTTAGGGTCATCCACTGGTAGATAGCTACAGTTATATCCTGCTGTGTTATCTCTTTCCAACGCAGCACCACTAGTCATCATAGCTCTCATGCTTGGCATTACTTCTAATCCAAGTATAGACTGTTCTATTTGATTGACATACGAATCATCGCCTAGCACTGGGCGTACCACGTTATCAACGTAGCGTCCTACTGTCTCTGCCCATGACTCACGGCCTTTGCCATCTATGTACTTAGCGTAGCGTGATTGGTGTATAAAACTCTGATAGTCTGTTGGTAATAAGTTACTCATGTTATCTCCCTCAATATTGGTACTAAATGGTTTGGTTCTGGCATTCTGTTTTCCTGATGTATAGCAGGAAGTATATCAAATGCTAAAGTTATTCTTGGTTTTTTATCATTTCTCCAAGGTTTAGTTGAATGTTCATCTCCATCGCTAGGGCCAATAATAATATTACCATCTATACTTGGAACACTAAATTCAGAACCATCTAACAGTTTGTAAAAAGTTTCACTGCCCTGACAGTCAACACAGATAAAACCATGTAAGGATGTAGGATTAGTTATAGGATGTCTATGCCAATCTATACTTTCTCCTTCTTCATACCAGTTTAACCAGCATTGCATATACCAGTCAACAGACCAGTCTTGTATGTGTTTGTTTGCTGCTTTGCATATAACTTGGTATACCTTATGTGTTTCAGGTAATACAAATTGCACTACGTTATATTTATTATATAATCTAGTAGTTAATGGTCCAATGTTTAAACTAGTTTCATCCAATTTATAATTGCTATTTATAAAATCTTTTAGACCATAGCAAACATGCCTTAGTTTTTCAAGATTTATATCTGTCTCATATGAATAAACATAATCATTGTAAGATTCTTTTAGTTTTATCATTCAGGATTACTCCAAGGATAGCATGGAATAATACTTTGTTTGCAATACCTTTCATTATCTACCAGTAACACTGGCAGCACTACGATTACGAATATACAAAATAAGACAGGCCATATTAGACCCTTGGTAGTACAGTAGTTCATCTATTGTCACCACTTCCTTGTATAGTTCCTCTCTCTTGTCTACTCTTCAGCTTAGACAAGTTCTTCAACGCCACCTCTGCCATGTCTATTTCTAGGTCACGACACAGCGCAGCAATATACCACAACACATCACCAATCTCTGCAGCTATAGCATCCTTGTTGAATGTACCATCACGCAACATCTTCTTGATCTTGCCTTGTACTTCACCTGCTTCATTACCCAAGCCCAACGCAGGGTATATGATAGGGTCAGTATATATAGCAGTCTTCACTGCTTCCTGTTGATAGTAACTCATATCTATAATGGGCGATTGCATATCTGCAAAGTGATCTATGTCTTCCTGTGTTATCATTATCTCTCCTTGATAATTAAGTTGTGTATTCTTATATCGTCAACGTCATGCATTACATTTGTAACTAAATCATGTACGTCTTCTGTATGGCTTTCTTCGTGAGCAGATAAGAAGTTATTGTCTTCCTCTACCTCCATCACATACGTCACACTAAACTTGCGCTTCATTTGTGCTTCTCTTTGTATACCTCAATAAGTTTTTTTAAATACCATTCTGCCTTTTGCAAATCTTGTAGACCACCCTTGTAGTTATACCTCCATACGTACTTAATTATGTTGCCTTGCAGGTATCCCTCTTTATTTTGATTAGTAGCAGCCATGATAGCATCAATACATTCTACGCCACCTACATTATAGTGGAATGGTTTGTTAACCAAGTCTTCCTTAAACATTTCATCATCGTCATCGGGAAAGTCCTTGAAGATATCTTCTATGCTAAACTCTTCTTCTTTTTTACTCATGCTTCACCCAAAGTCTTTGTCCATTTAGTTAGTTTAATTACGTTACCATCAGTGGTATACTCGTTTTCTTTAGAAACTTCAAGCTCTGATTCAGCGTACTGTTTAGGAAACATCTCCTTCAGTATTTTATGTCTAGCATCATCAAAGTAATCCATGAGTTCAGGATACTCGTCTAATACATCAGAGGATGCAGCCATAGTTAATGCATAGTCCATAGCGCTTCTCATAGCTAGAGGGTGCTGACCCTCTCCAAAGATTAACCCTGTCTTTAGTACACCTGTCCAGTTACCGTTCTCGTCTAGGTCAGGACTTATAACTACAGCTATATCTCCGTCTTTTATTTCATAAGCCATTAGGCTCTCCTTTTAACTATGACACGCTGATCTTTCATTCGCTTGCCTTTTTCTATTAGCCACCCTTCAGGTATAATACGATGCGCCCACTTGAAACCTTTTTGTTCGCACCAATCGCAATACCTGGATTTGGCTCCCTTATATAATCTTTGTTTAGCATTGCTGAATACAAACCTGATGTCTAGCTTTGGGTGCTGTCTCTGTATCTCTATGTGTTTGCGTCTGTCAGCAGCGCTAAATATTCCTTTAGTTTCTATTATTATTCCATTGTCTAACTCAAAGTCAGGTGTGTATGTGCGATAGCGTAAGTCTTCCCACTCTATCTTTATCTTTTCATACTCAACTTTCTTTTGTCTAGTTTCTAGAAACGCAGCAGCCTCTTGTTCAAGACCGCTACGGTATAACCTTTTGTTATGTCTACGTGGCAAGACCATCACCTATAAAAACGTAGTCAACCTCTGGTGGGTTCTTAGCTTTCGACACCCTTGAAGGTAGTGTCTTCAAACCATCCCAACACTTGTGCTTGAAGCTGCAAAACTTACACGCACTGTTGAGTATCAAGTTACCAGATTGCTTCTTAAAGTATGTCTCAGGTACAGGCTCAAAGCATCTTTCAAACGGCTCATCTTTCTCTATGTAATTTACCGTTTCTTGGATGTCTTGTAATACCTTATCAGAGTCAACCTCCGAAGCACTGACATACTTAAACTCACCGTTTCCTTTGTTGACCACCCACCAGCCACCAACTTCTTTTCCTGCGGCCTTAGAATAACCAACTAATTGTGGTATGTAACCGAAGCCATCACCCTTCTGTAAAGATTCAAAGTCTTCAAACTTATTGTTGTATGACCAAGGGGATGCAGACTTAACATCGTCTATCTTACCATCCATTTCCATGTCATACTCACCACTAATCTCCTGCCCATCTGGTAGCTTGAGTGTGACGTTATCATTGTCTTTAAACTCTGTACCTGATGCACGTAGTAATCCTTTGAACACAGCTTCAACTAGATCGCCTAGTATCATGTTTATCAGGAAGTGTGGAGGTAATGGTATCTTATCTTCAGGGTCATTCTTCTCAAACCACAACTGGCACTTGGGTCTGCCTACATTAGACATACGCAGCTTGAACTCATCTCTAGGGCCAGAGTTAAACTGTTTGTCTAAGGCAGCTTTAACATCGGAGGCAACCTGATTGGCTACCTCCTCTGTCATTGTAGCTTCACCAGACATAGCCTTTTGCAAATAGCTAAAGACTTGTAGTTCAGCAGGGTGATTCATTATTCGTCCACCTCTACAAAATCATTGTTGAGGATACCTTCGACAAGTTCTGCATCACCGTCTGTACCACCTTTGGCACGTTCATGGTGTAGATCAAGTATCTTACCATTGCTGTATTCAATCAGTTCCAAGAAGTCCTTGAGTGTATCGTTATCTATGTTACTGATTTCAACAGGGCTACCAAGTGTGGCATGTATCTTACCAAACTTAGCACCAGTAGGTATACTATCTTCCACACCTTCTAGTAATATGGTAGACATGATAGGTAATAAGTTCTTCTTTTTAAGATGACCCATTACACCGTTGATACTCTTCAAGCTGTCACGGTTCTTGACATCCATTACAAATGCTATGTTCTCCACAGCATCTACTGGCTCACCCTTTTCATTCATAGGGTTATCAAGTGTGACTGTACCGTAGTAAACTACGACACGCTTGACTGAACGTATGACCTGTTTGGTAGCATCGTCCAACGCATTGAAGTCTTCGATGTAACCAGTAGGTCTACCTAAGTTGAACCCACCAATGCTATCTTTCAAGTCACCGTTGAGAGTGTTAGACATCACAGACTTTTCCATCTCTTCTGTCTCACTGTTCCATCTCTGCCACTGATTGCGTTGGGCAAAAACACGAACTGTAGCACCATTACTGTAGACTACATCATCCCCAGTCTTGAGGGTGAATGCACCTACTGGTACTACCTCTGTCTTTATCATCTTACCATTGAGTTCTACTTCACCCATGATAGGTTGATGCAACATTCCTAAACGTGAGATCGAGGGAGTATACTCTTGTGAAGGTGCAGATGATACACCCATGAGTTCTGCCATCGACTGACCACGTTCTGTTGCTACTGCTAGTTCTGTACTCATTCTATATCCTTTTCTATAGAGTCAAAGAGCCTTAGTTATACACTATATATCAACTGTGTCAAGCCAGTTGTTACCTATTTTTGCTTCTAATAGCATAGGCACATTCATTTTTATTCCATATGTCTCCTCTATTATCTTGTTTAAATCTTGGTTGAGTGTCCACACCATAGACAATACTAAATCTTTCTCGTCAGGATGTACGTCAACCACCATAGAATCATGAACAGTATTGACTAAACACGACTTCATATGTCGCAAACGTTCATGCATTTCGTTCAACACCACTGGCACTACATCACCTGTAGCAAAGCCTTGCACTGGATAGTTCTTAATCATAGTGAAGTGCGTTGGTACTCCACTGTGACGCCTTGTCACATCAGGAAAAGCATACTGTCTGCCTGATATGTTTGTTATCTTCAAGAAGCGTAGTGCTTCATCAGCTAAGTTCTTGTGCCAGTTAGCTATGCCCTTGTACTTCTCGTTGAAGTGGGTGTAGTAGGTTGCCTCAGCTTTTGTGCGTCCGTAACCGCTTGCCCCAAATAGCGGTGCAAACGTGTGTTCTTTAGCTGCTTGACGTGATGTTGGTTGCCCTGCATCAGTGATAACTTTTGCTGTGTAAGCATGTACATCGAAACCAGTTGCGATCTCTTCCATCGCTGTTTCATCCTGCGCCAAGAACGCTGCTGTCCTAAATTCGAGTTGGGCAAAGTCGGCCTCCATTATTAATCCATTTTCAAATCTTGATACAAATACTTTCTTTACTGGGAATGTTCCTCCCCTTGGCATGTTTTGCATGTTGGGATTTCTTCCACTGAAACGGCCTGTGGCTGTAATATGCTGAGTAAGTCCAACGTGCAGGAATCCTGTTCCCTTAGTGTATGACCGTATTCCGTTGACAAAAGAAGATAGATAAGAAGAGACAGCATTATGACGTTTAAGGTCAGAAAGGAAATTAAAAGCTTCGTCCATTCTATTTTGTTTAGCAGTTGCAGAAAGTACATCCAGTTCATCCTTTCCTGTGTTAAATCCGTTAGCACTGACCCACTTCTTACTTGGTGCAGTAAAGCGTAGTCCTGCTATCTGTTTGGTGTCTTTGAGTTTGTATCCTTTTGCATCACAATCTTTGCATTTATTAGGTCTAGCAAACTTCGTTCCATCTTTTTTAAGTCGGTATACTTTACCTTGCCCTTCGCAACTAGGGCAGGTGTAAGCCGATGTCCTGTAGATTGGTGACGAGTTGGCTGCAACGGCATCCTTAAAATCTTGTTGTGTATGTGTGAAGTCGAAGAGATCAGACCATTCCTTCTTGTCATGTACCCTTCTACTGAAGAGGACTTGCGATTTTTGTTCAGGCGAGCGTAAGTTAATCGGAGTGTCGCCCATAAGTTCCCTGACTTTCTTTTGTAACCTTGTTTCGATTTCCGCTTTCTCATTTTCAAACTCCTTTGCTACTCGCTCCAACTCTTGAAGATCGACTTTGAATCCTGCCATATAGATTTCTGTGAGGGTTTTGCAGGTATTGAAGGTAACTCTTTTGATTGTACTAAGGGAGGCAGCTTCAGGCTTGGCGAAGTCTGCTTCTTGGGCATGGAACAACTCGCAAGTAGTAAGCAGGTCATGTTCAAGATAATGGCAGAGTTCAGCCAACGGTATCTCGTTTGTGTTCTTACCTTCTTTGAAATATTTCTTGAGTGTATCATCCTTCTGTACCTCTAGTTGTCTACGTTCTGCACAAGCTTGTAGGCTTAGTGGGTTTCTCTGACCACGATCTAGTATATACTCAGCAAGCATAGTGTCATAGATAGCACCATCATACTTGAAGCCACACTGCCACAGCCACATCAAGTCGTGCTGTGCGTTGTGCATAATCAGTAGGTCAGTGTTGTCTAGTTTTAATTGTATCTCTAGTCTATGAAAACCTGTGTCATCTTTAGATTCGTTATGGTCTAGTGTCTTGATAGTAAGTGTAGCTTTAGGATCGTCAGCATCTAGCATACCTACTTGAACTAAATGATTTCCTGGCTCAAAGGGATCAAGGTGAGTTTTATCGTCACGTTTGGTGACAGTATTCTCTACATCTAGAACTAACTTCATGCTGAGTACACCGATCTCGAACCGTCAAGCATACAAGTAATCTTACCTTGGTAGCCATTCAGTTTGTTCTTAGCTATGTTTAAGTATCTCACTGGGTCTTCCTCTTCTCCTTCTGCTTGTTGTGTCTTACCAATTAGTACCATCAGGTCAGCTTCAGCAGCCTTACCTGTCTTACTACCTTCCATCATAGCTTGGTTCAGGTCTGCCCTACCCTCTGCTTCTGCTGATAGCTGAGACATCCATATTACAGCACAATCATACTGCTTGGCTATGTTACGTGCATGGATAGCAGCAGCCTTGAGTGTTATGTCTGATCGTTCTGATTTGATGTCGGCAAACTTATCACCCATGTCTAGTATAACTATGTCAGGTTTCTCAAACTTAACGACAGACTCAACCCAGTCCATACCTTTACCTGTGCTGTCCTTAAATTGTATTCTCTCAGAAACAGGATGGTATCGCTTGGATGCTAAAGACTTATTAGTTTTTACTTCAGTCATAGTCATGTTGGAAGATGCACTGATGTATCGTGCAGCTACACGTGTGTATGCTTCTTCATTACACAATACAATACACTTAGCACCTTGATGTGCGAAGCCCTTGTCTGCTGCTACCAGAGAGGCGTGAAAACTAGTCTTTCCAGTATTAGGACGAGCGCCAACCAGAATAAGATGACCACCACTGATACCCTCCACCCTACGAGCCAGACTGGATATGTTAAATTTCCATTTCGATTCAAGTGCCGTTGCATCAAGGATAGTATCAAGACTGTGATCATCCCACTCGACACGAAGATTTGGAGTAAAGTCATCTTTGTATTCCTCTAATAGTTTACGTAATGGTTCAAGGCTATTCTCTGCACCGTTCACAAAGTCAAAGCCCAAGTTAGCTACAAGGTCACCGACATGCTGTTGAAATAGCTGCGACAATGTATCAGTTGCTATCTCGTCTTTGATAGGTTCAGCGATATCAATACGCTTAAACAAGTCTTCGTAAGCGCTACGTGTAGCGGTGGTCATGCTTGCGTTGGTACGATTGAAGACTGCTTGTAAGTCAGCCACAGTTAGGTCACCATCGTATGCTTCCATAGCCATGTCAAGTGCTTGCTTTATCTTACGCACATCCTTGGTAAATATTTTATCAGGACACTGTATACCTTTATGTTGATTGTAAAACTCTCTATTCAGTAGAGTCTTTAGTAGTGCTAGTTCCATCATTTATTCTTCCTCCTATACTTATTATCTCCATAAAGGTCCATGAAAGAAACAGACTAACGTCTTTCTTTTTCCTTTGGTAACAGGCTTTACCCTATGTAACAGGTAGGATGGAAACAATATAAGCGCCCCTTTCTCGTAAGCTTCTTTAGGTAACTTAATACCATCCAGTTCAAACTCACCTCCTTCATAGTCCTCTCCATAGGAACTAAGCTGAAGTGTTGATGAATATTTTCTACAAGGAAGTATTGTATCTCCTACTCCGTAGTCAACATGCCAGCCAAAATGTCCTTTGTAGGATGCATCATACTCACTGTACTGAATTTCTGCAGTATAAGGATGTAGACTAAAGTTAAAAGTATTTGCATTTACTTGATTAACATAGTCACATATTTGATGTTTGATTATATCATCTTTCAACCAAGCTATATTACTACGTCTGTGTGCTTTTTCCTCTTCTTGTTCAATACTTTTTTGTGAACCCTTAACTAATTTATCGTTTGATTCTCCATAAACTTTAGCTCTTTCAAGACCCTTTTTTGCTGCAAGTTTTTCTATCCTTTCAATAAAAGAATCCATTAATCTTTCACAACCAAAAATGTTAGGTTGTACATGTACTTTCTTAACGTGATGATCGTCCATTACATTCATTTAATTTCCTTACCACTAAAATTTCTTAACGACATTTGAGGTGTATCTATATTATATTTTATCATAGCATCACTACCTTTTTCATTCTTCTTTAATTTTACATTGTTGTTAAATGTTAGATAAAATAAGGCCTCTCCTTTTTTAATTGTAAAATCTTTTTCATCATCCTTTATAAGGAAGTTTCCTATAATAGCAACATGTTTATTTTGTGGATAAATAAATATACCAGATAAAACTTTTAATGGAGAATTTATTTTGTGATAGAATGGTGCATGTTGTATTGCAGTTATATCATCAGGTAATTCTAATTGTATTCCTGTTGGTACTTTTACATTAGAGTAGCCCTCGAACTGAGAACCAGTACCGTAACAAAATTGATCTTTTGAATGGCGATCTCCAAAAAAATTTGATCTGCTTGCAAGAAAATGATTTGTACTAGCCCAAGTCCATGCTGTTTCTTTTCCCGATATACCAGAAGGAACATTATATATATCATCAATAGTACACTTACTAAAGTGTAAATCTATAGGAGCTTTTATAACTATAGTTTGTGTCAGTAAATTTTTTATATTAGGACAAGCTCTCATAGTTTTTACATCTGTTTCTTCTGTCTGTCCAACTATATTTCTTAGCATTTCGAAGTAATTCATTTTAGGAAATTTATTTTTAAAGAATTTAAATAATTCTACCTGTCTCTTTGCTACATTATTAGTACTTCTTAATGTGCTTCTTAACTCTTCACTTAACTGAAATTTAGTAAACTCAGAGTAACTAGGCATCTTTCTAAATGTAGGACAATCTTTTATTGCAGGATACTCTACCCAACTGTCAAATATAAAATCAACATCACGTAGGACATCAGGCTCGTCACCACCATCTTCCATATGAACTGGACGGTTTAAATAAACAGGATCTACCGCATACTTCACAATAGAATGTTTGGTTTTCTTTCTTCTAAACATTATTTGCTTTCGCTCTTTCTGTGGCTCTTCTTCTTTCCGCATCAGTAAATGATCTGATCTTGTTCACACATCTACCTGTTTCATAGTTTACTATTACACCAGTGTTCCACTTAGCACGTTCTTCTTCTGCATCCTCCATATTATCGAACAACTTTGGCTTGGGAAAGTTCACAAACCCATGTGTATTCTCAGGTACATACATGATGTCACCATCTACGTCAATGGTTACTGCTAACTTCATTACATAACTCCTTTAGTTTATCTATATCTTCATCCATCTTATACTTTATATCATCTAACAAATTCATAGCGGTAGTCTTGTTACCTGTCCACAACTCTATCTCTCTGCGATATTCTACCGTCTTACCGATAGCGTCAGGGTCAAGGGCTATGATAACTCTGTTGTACTCTTGTATCTTCTCCATGTGTTTAGGACTTAGGCTTGTGCCTAGTATAGCCATAGCTGTAATGTACGGTACTTCTTGTGTAGCTATGATAGCTGACAGTACATCTTCTACTATCAATAGTATCTTACCGTTGCCATGCAGGTAGTAATCAGCCTCACCTGTGTAGCGATACCATTTGGGATGCTGTTTCTTACCTACTGCCCTGCCCACCGCATCAACTATTCTACCTTCATGCTTGATAGGAAAGACAACACGTTCATCCTTTACATCATACATGGTATCAGCTATTGCCAATCCCCATCGTCTGACAAAGCGTTGGTGCTTGGTGTGTTGTGCCTTGGGTGACACGACATAGGGTGGTATTTCCATAGTCTCCTTCTCTTTCTTTACGTTTGTATATGCACGTTTCATTTGTTGTTCTTCTAGTCTTCTGTGTATCTCTGCTGCTGTCATGTCTGTACCATAAATACCACCAACTGTACAGCCTAATTTGAAACAGTTATATTTTATGTCACCTAATTCCTGGATAGCAGTAAATGTATTTCTACCTCTGCATACAGGACAGTCACCTCTATATCTCTCTCCTTCAGTTAGAGAAAGATCATTGACAAACTGTCTTACGCTATTCTTCCTCACGTACACCATCTTTAATTCCTCTCGCTGATAGTGCCTTGCTTGCACCACTAAATGTGTTGACCATGTATGGCTTGACTGATGCTGTATTCTGGTGGCCTGTCACTTGCATGATACCTGCCAGATCAACACCACCCTCCATCATTTCCGTGACCGCTGTCCTACGTAAATCCATAGCCGTAAGTTCTTTAGGTAGATTAGCTTCGTCCAGTATCTTGTTGATATATAAGGATACTTCTTCTTTGTCATAAGGTGTATACGCTCCTGCTCTAGGCTTTACTCTCGGTACTACGTACTCTTGAAAGCCAAACTCCTCCTTCTGCTGACGCAGCATCGAACACAAGCCCTGAGAGATAGGGAGGTGAACCTCTGCATTACGCTTGCTTTGAGTCAGATCAATACGACATTCGTTTAAGTCTAAACTATCCCATGTAAGAAGCCGAATATCTCCTACACGTTGACCCCAATCGTATGCCATATGCACAATCAGCCCAATGCTGCGCCAGCGAAAGTCGCTGTAAGCTGTGTCAAGAAAGATTGACACTTGTTCACGATTCCAATGTACTCTCCTT